CACAACCACGGGCGGAAACTTCGCGCCATCGAGCATCGCCTCGGCGTACTCAGGCACGGTCGTTTCGTGGTCGATCGTCGCCCGGCTCTGCGTCCCGGCGTCGATCCTGATCTCAGCCAGCTTGAGGCTGCGTGTAGGGGTCTTCGTCATATTTAGTAAGGACTGGACTTGCGCAAATGTGTCACTTTGTGCAAGTATTGGCTTGTGCGTTTTGCTAATTTCCAGACAGCGGGCCGTGGGAGTTCAGCCCGTACCGCTTCAGCAGCGGCAATGTGGCCGCATCCACCGCTTCACTGATGAAATCGGTCATGCTCTTATCCTCCAACCTCGCGGCGATCCGGGCTCGACGCAGCGTATCCATGCGGATGCTAGTCGTTCCCCGGGCCGTGTTTCCGGTGTTCTGTGTCGCGCTCATTTGCTGCACATTGTCATAACAATAACATTCCAATGCAAGAACAAAATTATAGAAATGGAAGATTCATGCAACTCGTTGATGCGCATAAGGCTAGAGGGCGGCTTACTGACGCTCATGTAGCGAAAACGCTAAAAATAACCCCTACCTACATCTCGAAAGTCCGAGGTGGGTGGGTTTCTGTCAGCGAGCGATTGCTCGCGAGCGCCGAGTTCCTGCTCGATCCTGACACTCCGAAGCCGATTCCCTCGGGTCCCCCTGCGCGCCAAGTGCCCGTGGTGAGTTGGGCCAAAGCTGGGATCGGGGCGGACTACGAGGACCTTTGCCGTCAACTCGAAGAATGGGTCGAGACGGATTCCAAAGACCCCGGCAGCTACGGCGTCATCATCGAGGGCGATTCAATGGAACCGGACATCCGCGCGGGTGATACCGTCGTTTTCGCGCCCAACTCGGCCCCGCCGTACTCGGGCGCCGAATCACCAGCCACGGAATGCGCAGCTTCTACGTGACCGTCAGACGATCCCAGGGCGTGACCGACGCCCAAATCGCGGCCGAGATTGGCGACAGTACCGGGGCCAGCCTGATCGCCTCGACCTATGGGAGCGTCCCGCCCAACTGGCGCGCCGAGGCTCCCCTTGCCTGGTTGCCGGCCAAACATCCGGCCGCGTGGCATACCATTCCGCATACCACTCGGCATACCCAAATCGGTATGTCTCATGCGGTCCCGAGCGGACTCCCGACCGCGAGCAAAGCCCCGTCCTGAGCGGGTTTCACCCGCTTCTGCGGTTTCCACCGGAACCCTCCAAGCCTAACTTCGGATCAGAAGGTTACAGGTTCAAGTCCTGTCGGACGCGCCATTTACTATCAAGGACTTACAACGATTCTTGAGGGTCCTCCTCCAACCAGCCGCATACCATCAGGCATACCAAACCTACCAGCGGCCAGCCGGGCACGTCTGCGCCCATAGCCAACGCTTCAGCCGGAGAAAGCAACCGCACTTCGGATGGGAGCAACGCTCATCGATCGCCCGGTACCACACGTCACAGGCCCGGCAGACCACCGCGCGGCGGTCCGCTGTCGCCTCATCGACGAGCAGATGACCCGCCACAAGGCCCCGGGCCGTGGCCATGGCGGCCCCAGCGGCGTTCTTCGCCAGTTGGCGGGCTGGTGGTAGCGGGCGCGGGCTCCCGGCGCGTCCTGGTGGCAGCAGACGCCCCTGAGCGCGGAACATCATGTGATCGGCACCTTGAGATACCATCCCGGGGTCGCCTTCGGGGTCAACGCGATCTGCCGCCAGTAACCGCCCTTGCCCCAGCCGGGTTGCTTGCAGAACGTGTGCCACGCCTTCCGTGGCTGGTCCCCGTCCAATGTCCCGGCCCGCATGATGACGCATTCCTGCGAGTTTTCCCAGTAATGGTCCGCCAGGTAACACCCGCCAAAGTCGCCGCCAAAGCATTCCGTTGGCGGCGTCCCATCGATGGCCACCTGCGAGTAGCTCAGCGTCTCGAGCACGCCCAGGACCGCGCCGTAGCCGTCGATCATGTCCCGCCAAAGCTCCGGCACGGCATAAAGAGCATCGGGGTCCACGAGCGCGATGCGGAATTGCGACACGATCCGGTTTGTCACCAAGCTCCATTTCGAGGGGTCCACGTCGCAGTTATCACTGAACTCGACGTACGTTTGGCCCTGCGTGTACGCCTGCACGAGGTCACCCCAGGGACCTACGTTCGTCACGGTCACGGATGCCGGACCTATGCCCTGCCAGGCCACCTTACCATTCGCACCGCAGCCCGTGTTGCTCGCGTCGCAGTCCGGCCCCACATCCCCGGCTATCGGTTCTGCGTCGGAATACGTCGTGATCTGTTCCTCGACCTTGTAAGGCAGGACCACGCGCACCGTGTCCAAGAGGTTCAAGATTTTCGAGTAGCGGTTGAACACTTCGGCCCACAACTGAGTCGTCGGCATCGGGCCGTGGCCCTCTGCTTGATCCGGCCTGAGCGAGTCCGGCAACGGTCCGATCCATGAATTGCCGAATGCCTCGAAGCAGGCTGAGTCCCATGTGTAGTCGTAAGCATCCCATCCGTCCAGCCAGTCACACGCCTCTGCTACGCTTGACCGGCCCGCAATGTAACCCTCGACCATCGCCCGGAGGTAAAGGTCAAGCTGCGTCATGGGGTCATGCACAATCCTGGTGTCGTGCGTGTCCGGCTTGTCGTTGCCGTCGTCGTACGGCTTCGGGACGAGCTTGGTTAACCAGATCGTCGGGAAGCACGCGCCGAAGATGTCCCACCCAAGCATTGTATCGCTACTCGCGGGCTCTGTCCCGGTCGCATAGTCGCCGGGCTTCATCCGCCGTCCGATCTCGCTCGACGAGTCGCAGTTTTTTCCCCGCGCCAGCAACGCGAGATACTCGCGCAACGTGTTCTCCGGCGTCCGATGTGGCTCCGCACGAATTGCCGCAACCACGGAGTCACTGTAGTCGGTCGCGTCCACGGTGTCGGGTGCGCCGCCCGTCTCACCGTACGTGCTGTAGAGCCGATTCTTGAGCACGAGCTTGATGCACTCGACCCCCTGCCAGGTCACCACCGTTGCAGACTCGATCTCACCCGGCGTCTCGTAGAGTCGGCATCCTCTGTAATCGTTCTCGACCGCCGACGCGTTGAAGCCGCTGATGTAGTTGTAGGCGTCCACGCTGTCAGGTTGCACCGCCCAGCGGTCGCCGTAATTGATGTGCCACTTCTCATCTTTCTTGAGCAGCAAATCGAGCCCGAAATGACAACGGTTCACGAGCGCGTATCGGTCAGCGTAATTCTCCGGGTTGAACGGCGAGCCTTCGGCGTACCAGTACGCTTTGCTCTCGATCTCGAACAACCATTCGTTCGTCTCGCCCTGTTGGGGCGCGGTCGCTCGAATCCCGTCATACTCATAGACCGCACCCGAGCCCGTGTAATCCTTCTTACCACGCAGCCCCGTGAATGGCTGGCCTGCGCCATAGCCGTGCCCGGCATACTCGATGGAACCCGACCGCACCACGTAGCGCACGCCCCATGCTATGCTCCCGGACGCTACGGCCCCCGCAGCCGGGGCAATCCCATCCAACACATCGACCGTCACGCCATCGAACGTGAGCCAGCGCGAGAGGTAGATTTCGCTCTTGCCGTTCGTGACTCCGTAGCCCAACAGATTGTTGCGGGTCACGCACCGGACGTACTTCGAGTACCGCCGCGCGGCATCGAACACCGCATTCGTGTTGACCTCGACCAGTTGCCCGAACAGGCCCGGCGAATCGTAGCTGTTGAGGATGCAGCCGTAACGGACGTAATTGTCCCAGGCGTCCTTCGCCCCACTCTCCTGCGTCCCCAGGCCATCCTGCCAATTCCCATCGTGCCCCGTGGTCGCCCGAAGCACCAAGTATTGATCCGACTCTTGCGGCAGCCAGGGGAGTAGCTCCGTCCCCTCAGCGTAGAGAGAGGCGCAGACGATGGCCCCAGCCGCTTGAATCGACACGCGCTTGCCCGCCGGAAGCGTCGGCACATAGACGATGTCATCCCCGAGCCCGTCAGCATCGGCGGTCAACAGAGCGGTAGCCGCCGTCGTCCCGTCCACCAGCACCTTGACGGTCCCCGTCCCGGTCATGCCTTCGGCCCGGACATAGACGTGCGTGAGAACGTAGCCGGGCTCCCAGGTCTCGACCGCGCTCGTCGCTCCATCGCGCACCGCCCCAGCCGTCACCGGCAGGTAAAAGCGCCGATAATCAGACATGATTCCCTCGCCGTCGAGGTGTCCACGCTGGGGCGCGAGGAAATACTGAGCGCGCAAGAACGCATCGAAGTTGAAGCTCTCCTGGATGTGATAACCCGGCTCAGCCCTCTGAGTGTCGCTGCCCCGGAATTCTCGGCAGAAAGCGTGAATGACGCGCCCGATGTGCCCCGCCGTTGCCCGCCGCAGATGCACGGACCCCGTGTAGGGCCCCTGAACGTAATCGTTCGTGCTCAGCACATCGACCGTTCCGTTGTTCAGAATCACGATCCACGACCAAGGGGTCGTGATGAGTTGAGCGATGTGTGTCGGGTAAGGCTCACCCGCCGGCACCGGCTCACACGTCCCATCATAGACCTTGTCTGGCTTGCCACTGCCCGGCTTGGCCGTGAAAAAAATCTGGTAGTTCGGCGGTGGGCCGGTCCCCGGATCATCGCACGCCGGGCCGAGCATGGGAGCCGCGATGAACCCGCCATAGCTGTTCCCCCAAATGGAGCGCGTTGAATAGCTGATCCAGTAGGCCGACCGCCCCGCGCTGATCGCCGGGTAAGCCGCTGTGCCGTCGGGGGCCACCGCACCGCGCTGCGCTTTGCCAAGCTGCCAGATGTCGCCGAGCTTCGTCGGCACATGCAAACCGATAGTGAACGGCATCCCACCGGACGGCGGATCGCTTACTCTGCTTTCCTCGTCGAAGATGTCGGCACCCTCGTTGCCGAACACGAAAGCGCCCATCGGATTGTTGACGTTGGTCCCCTCCTCCTCGCCCGGTCCCGCCGGCGGATACTGGGCAACCGATGGGTCAACGTGAGCGTAGAACGAGAAGAACTCGAAGTCCGATGGTGTGAGAGTCCCCGAGCCGTTGCGGAGATTCCGAAACAGAGAGTACAGCCACGAGCGGATGCGCCGTGAACCGTTGCCCAGTCCTGAGCGCAACCGGACGTTGGCGGCGTTGGCCAGGCCAGCTAACTGCGTGCTGACGACGGCGTCACCCGCTCCGACAATCGGCGCTCGGGGAAAGGTGACCACACATCACGCCTCGAGGATGACGCGGAACACCTTGACCGTCCCCGCCGAGGACTTGGCGTAGAGCTTGGTCTTGTTGCCTGGCAATGACACCTGGAACGTCACGACGGCCCCCGGCGCGATCTTGCAGAACTTGTAGCCCGCAAAGCCCGCCCCCGTCTCTTTCTCGTAGCTCAGGTCCACGGTGGCCGTCGCGTCGAGATTCTTGACGCTGACCGTTGTCCCCGCCAAATCGGTGATGCCAGCGGGCCTGGTCAACTCGACATCGCCGCTCGTGTCGATGTCGAACGTTGAGCCGTCGCCGTCGTTGCCCGTTTGATCGATGCTCTTGCTGATGGTTGGAATCGAGAGCGAAGCGCCGCCGTTGCTCCACGTGACGCCGCTCGTGATAGTGATTGCGTTTGTTGCCATAGTGTCTTAGCCCCAGCGGGGCACGATAGTTGATTGAGTGGTTGTGCTCGAGGATCGGATCGTTTGTCGGATGACGCCGCGCGTAGTCCGGCTGGTCAGGGAGCCCGGGGACGGCGTCGGGCGCTGGCGCCCGATCTCCCGGCGCAGGCGCTCGAGGTCGGATTGTTTTGCCAAGCTCATATCATAGGGCGGGTTCGAGGATGAACGGATCGTAGCTGTCGGCGTGCCACCACTCCTGCGTGATGGTCCACTTGTCCGCGGCGCTTTGCTCGACGGTGGGGGTGCGCTTGAGCCAGATGCCGTCGGGCAAATCGAACATGATCGTCGAGGGTATTGCCAGGTGGCTCTTGAGTTCGTCCGTGCTCCAGACCTTGTTGACCCCCTCGTAGGCTGGGCGAATCTTGCTGCCCGCCAGGATCGTGAGGACGCGGCGCAGCACATAGCGCGACTCGGGTTTGCTTTGGACGCCCGCGCAAAGCGACCCGAACAGGCCCTCGAACACATCGACCTTCAGGCTCGGGACGCCCGGCTTCACGGATGCCTGGCCGATGAAATCGGCGACGTAACCCCAGGACAGAGTCACGTCGTTGCCTTGCTCGTCGCGGAAAATGAAGTCGCCGTTGGCGAGCATCGTGAGCCATTTGCGGACTTTCGCGCCATCGATCGTGTCGGCGAATTTGGCGAATTCGACCTGCACCTTGCTCATGAGCCAAATGTCCTGCTCGATGTCGTTGCCGACGAGGCTCCACACGTCGCTGAGCGGGGTCTCAAGGGACTGCGATTCCTCGGCGCCGCTGGTCGATGCGAGGACTTGATAACCCGATTCCTCGGGGTCGATCGTGTAACGCAGGCCGCGCGACCTGAGATCGAGCGCGAGCGCGTTGACCGCGGCGGGAGTGCCGCGCCAGCGCCGGGTGAGGGCCAAGCCGTTCCGCGGATCCCACGTCCAGGCGGGCTTCAACTCGACCAGCGTTTCGCCTGAAAAGGTCACATGAATTGCTCGGACTGCACCATTGCGTAGCTCGACTCGGTGGTGGTGCGCTTGACCGTCGCGTCAATCGATGTGGTCGCCGCGGCCAATTGCTCGAGGCGCGTCAACTGGGACTGCTGGAGGCGCGCTATCTCCACGAGAGTCCGATCGCCCGCGCCGCGGAAAAGCCCGATGCGCGTGAGTTCGTCCCCCTTCGGCGCGCCAACGCTGAGACGTTCACGCGATTTCTTGGTCTTCACCCCGGTCGTGTCAGGCGCCACTTGCTCGATGCGCTTGCCCGCAGCGGCGGGCGCCACGTCGGGTTCCTTCGGGTATGCCTCGTCGATTTGCCGCTGTGCTGCTGCCTTGGCCTCTTTTAACGACAGGCCAGCGGACAGGCCGCCGGCAACGCCGCCAATAAATCCCAGCAAGCGGGTGACGTAGCGAATTGCTTTTTCGATCCAACCAACAAACGTTGCGAGCGGCTCGGCGAGGGTGGCTGTGAGCCGTTTGCCAGTCACCATCAATCGATCGTCGAGGGCAGCGAGCTTTTTGATGGTATCATCCTGGATGACCACGCCCAGTTTCCGGGCCTCCTCGGCGGCGTCGGCAAAACCGTCACGGAATATCGGCAGAATCGTGTCGCCTTGTTTGCCGAACACCTCGACCATGTCGGCCACCAGTTGAGCCGAATGCGGCATTTTACCGATGGTTGCCCCAAGTTGCTCGAAGAGTTGCTCGGGCTTTTTGGCTTTCAAATCCGCGGCAGTAACACCCAGTCGACCGAAGGCCTCGATCTGCTGTTCGTCGCCAGCAAGTGCCTTAATCTGGGCGATCTGCATCTTCTTGTAGGAGCCCGCGACATCCTCGATGGTTGCGCCGCCTTTTTGGGCGGCATAGTCCCACGCCTGAAGCGCCTCCGTGCCGACGCCCATCCGCTGCGAGAGATCGTCCATGCGCGCGCCAAACTCGACGGTCTTCTTGATCTGCTCGAGCCCGAACCATGCCCCGGCCGCTGCCGTGACGCGGCGACCAATGCCCCGGGCTGCCTGGTCGAGCTTCGAGAAATGGCCGGTGGCGGCACTGACGCCCTTGGCGACGCCAGCGCCGTCGGCCTTGATGCGAATCAGTAGTGAGGCTTCAGCCATTGGCGGGAGTTTGTTCGAGTTGCTCGAGCATCCGGCTCACTTCATCGTCATCGCGGCTGCGCAGTTTGATGATGCCTTCGCGCTCGAGGAGCGCGGCGTATTCCCAGTGCGCCTGGCTGACCGGCAAGGCGAGGGCGGCCTCGGGGGTGTAGCCACAATCGCGGATGAGGGACTGCTTAACAACGAGGGCGTGCGGGGCGCTCAGCGAGCGCGAGTCTTGGGTCGTTGGCTGGCGCCAGTAGCGTGGCCAAGCGACGGCATCGGCGAGATATTGCCGGAGCAATTCCGCGCGTGATTCGACGAGTCCCGGGCAGCGACGCCGGAGCCAGCGCAGTTGCAGGGCCCACCAGCGCCAGCGCCAGGGCAGAGGCCGATGCAAGGCCACGGCGAGGGCGTGAGAGCGTTGGGCGCAGACCCAGACGGCCACGGTGAGCGCGCCGAGTGTCACCGGGCCGGTGCCGAGCAGGGGCGAGTCGAGGCTCTGGAGGGCCAGCAGGTGGGCGAGCGTGAAGCGTTCCAACTGCACGCCGAGAATCGTCCACGGCGCTGGGAAACAGGCCCGCGCGTATTGGACCTCCGGCGTCACGAGACCACGGTGGTGAGTTGCGCGATGGTCTTCGAGCAGCCCGGGTAGCGGAAGACCGTGCAACTGATTTTCGCCTCCTCCTCGCCGAGCGTGACTTTCCATCCGCTCTTGTAGAGCCAATCGCCGTTGAACAGCGTCGGGTTGGATTGGCCGGCGGGGTCGTGGCAGTTGCTCAGCGTGATGACGCCCAGGTCCGGCGGTGGGATCAAGCTGTTCAGGCTGCCGGCGAGCGTCGCCGCGCGGACGACGATCTCGAGGTCGAGTTGTTCGGTGGCCTCCTCGGCGCGCGAGAAGCCCTGCAAACGGCCTTCGCTGTCGCGCAACTCGCCGATGGCGCGCTCGTGCGAGAAGGACAACCCGTTGATCTGGTGCGCGGCACCGGTGGCGATCCCGGACCAGGCGATTTTGCTGCGGGTGCCGGAGACATCGGTGCCCGTGCCTTTCACGGTGGCGTAAGCGTAGAATGAACTCATAAGCTAAGGTTCTGTCGGTTGATACTCTCCTATGTTGCCGTTTTGATCGGCTGCGCCCGCGTCGTTTTGATCCACGAGCAAGGTCTTGATGACCGCGAAAGGGAAATCCGCGCGCACCTCAAGCTCCCAGACGACGAGGCCCTCGCCCGCCGCCGCTTGTTGCAGGCTCGCGCAACGCAACTCGATCAGGCCGAGCATTCGCTCGTGCAGGAGCGCCCAGGCTTTGAGCCCGAGTTGCCGGGCCTTGCGTCCGGTGCCCGATTGGCCGCGATTCAGGTCCGTATTCTCGATCAGCGCGACCGTGCATTGCATCATGATCTTGTCGCGATAATCGCCGATGCTCACCACTGGCTCGCCCGCCAGCACTACGATTCCGACTTGCCCGAGCGCGTCCGCCGCGTCCTTGTGCGCTTGCGGTTGGTCCTCGGCAAAGACCGGCACCGCGGGTGACCGCGTGAAATACGCGTCGTCCTTGAGCGCGTTGACGATGCCGGCTTGGAAGTCGTCGAGGATCACACATTGAGGACGGCGCGGCGCGCGTCGATGAGGCGGCGGTGATCTTCGTCGGTGGCTTTGAGCAGTTCGTTGTCAAGCTGCTGGCGGAAGGCGCTCGACTTGTCGAGCGCCGCGCGGACTTCGCCCACGCCTTTGACGACGGAATCGAACGCCCGGTGCGAGACCAGGCCGAGGTAACCCGCGAGGCTCGGGAGTTTGGCGACGATGGCCCCAACGAGCCGCCCGGCGAGGGGCAACAACGCGGGGCACAGCATCACCAGCGCGATGACACCACCGAGGCCGAGCGCACCGATGACGCCACTCCAGATTCGCCGCAGAATTCCCCGGTTGCGCTCAGCCTCATAGAGCCGACCCATCTCGATCAATTTTGCCTCGGCTGCGCGCAGGCTGGCTTCCAGCGTGGCTTTCTGGGCCAGGAGCGTGTCAATGGAGCGGAACCGAGCGTCCAGCGCGTCCTGAGCCGTTTTGACGCCCGCCAGGATGGACGGCACGTCGATGCGGTTCGTTGGGAGACCCTCGATGATCTGATCCCGCTTGGCCAGGTCAAGGGCCAGGGCCGTCGGTGGATTGGTCGGGGCCAGGCTCAGCGAGTCCACCACTCCGGTCGTCAATGCGCGGCTCTGCTCGTCGAGCGCGGCATGGTTGCCGGCCAAGGCCTCAGTTGCCTTGGCCTGCTTTTGGCGCGCGAACGTGCAGCCGGTGAGCAGCAGCGCGAAGACAACACATGCGAGGATGGCTCTCATGGGCGCTTTTTCTGGTCGTCGAGCAAGCCACTCAGGCGCTTGATCTCGCTCTGGATGGCGTCGAGTTTGGAGCCGATCAGGAGGGCGTCTTCCCGTGTGGCCTGAAGCTTTTTGTCGATCTCCTTATACGCAGCGCGAAGCTCGATCTGCCCGGCTTCGAGCGATTGGATGCGGTAGAACGCGACGAACGGGGCGCCAATCGCAGCCAGGATCGCGGTGGCAGCGGCGACAGCGCCGAACCCGCTGTTCAACCGCTCCAAGAATGGTGCCTTTCGCTCCATTGGCTCCTGGAGCGTTAGCTCAGCAATCCGCGCGCCTCCGCGTCCGCCGTCGCCGCCGCGATGATCTCGTGCCCGATCGTGTCGGCCCCCACCTCGAGCGCGATCACGATGCCATGCACCAGCCATTGGCCGTCCTGCTGCACGCCGTATTCCACTTTGCCCTCGAGGGGCTTGATAGTCACAATTGCGATCGTTTTCATTTTCGTGTCTTCGTGTCTTCGTGTGAGCTCATTATCCCCTAATCTTCACCACCACTCGCACCTTCGTGCTCCCCACCGTCGTCGACCCGCTCTTCTTGATCCACACCGAGGTCCACGCGCTCGCGCTCTCGCTCACCAAGCTGCCGCTCGCCACCCGCACCTTCCCGGTCGCATCGACCGCCTGCGCGCTCACGAACTTCCCCGTCGTGCCCGTGATGCCGACGTCCAGCGTAATCCCCGCGTCGAAAGCCGCTTCACGGTCAAACTCGATTTCTTCCACCGCGCAATTCGGCGGCAAGTCCAGCAGCTTCGTCGTCGCGGCCGTCGCCGAAATATCCCCGTGCGCGAACGTCACCACGCGCACGTAATTCCCATAATTCCGCTCGAACCGATGCACCGGGCTCACCGTCGTTTGACCCACCGCCCCGAAACGGTTGCTCGATCGATCCGGGAAAAACAGCCCTTTGCCCACCGAAAAATCCAAATCGCAGATGCAGCCGACTGGCGTCAGCGTCACATCATCCACATAAAGTGAAAGGCCCGTCGCCGAGGACCGCTTGATAACGAACGAGGCGTTGTTCGCTTCGAATCGCTTCGTGATCTGAGCGTAGCTCGCACTCAGCGTCACTATGTGATAATGCGTCCCGGACGTGCCGCTCGCGCAGCCGATGCTAATGTCCGGCGTGCCGCTCGACGACTTGGCCCACAGGTCCACCCGGTATGCCTTCCCAAGCGTCAGCAGGGGCTGGCTGACCTGCGCGAGGCTGTTGCTGCCGTCGATATCCATCCTGCACGCATGAGCGCCGCCGTGGAACGCGGTAGTCTCATCGTTCAGCGTTGACGTCCCGGCCACAGCCTCCGCCCAAGAAGCGAACACATCCGCCCCGCCGCCGCCCGCCGTTTCGAACCCGCCGTTCAGCGTCGGCGTCGTCGAGTTGATCAGATCCACGGCAGTTCCCCACCGATACTTGAACGGAATCCCCGTGCGGATGTTCATCTTCACCTCCGCCGCGGTCAGCGCCAGATTCCACACCTGCGCCCGATGCACCTCGCCGAGGAACGTGTCCGAGCCGCTCCGCGTCCCCACCTGCAAATACGGGCTCGTCCCCAGATTCGTCGCCCAACTCGAGTCCGTCTCACTCAAGAACAACACCCCGTTCAGGTAGCAGGCCATCGCGCTGCCCGCGCGCGTCACATCCAGCCGCACCACGCGCCCCCCGTAGGCCACCACAAAACCGCTGCTCGTCTTCGAGTGATACGTGCTCGAGACCTTGTTCCCGACCCGCAGCGTCCCGCTACTGATGTCGATCGAGAGCGAATTGCCGCTGTCCCCCGACGCCCCGTCCCCCAGGTAACACACCCCGAACGCCCGCGTCGCGTCCGTCGGCACCTCGAACTTCACCGAGATGCTCACATCCCCGGTCCCGAGCGGCTGCCCCACCAACTGCGTCTTCACCGCGCTGTTCACCGCCGTGTTCCCATCGAAAATGATCGCCGGCTGCGGCCCCCCGCGCGGCTCCCCATCCACATTCTGGAGCGATGTGAACACATCCGCCACATCGCTCAAGTTGTTCACCGCCGCCAAATCCGCCCCCGCCGCGATCTGCGACCAATTCCCGCTCGTCCCCTCGTAGATCGCCAGGTCACCCACCGCCCAGGTCTTGCTCTGGCTCGTCCCCGCGCTCGAGATCACATAGTAATCACCGGCGGCCGTGCTCGTCGCCGGCACACTCGCCCCAGCGATCCCTCCCTTGTAATTCAGCGACCCGCTCAGGCTCGCCGGCAACTGCGTCGTCGGCACCTTGTTCCCCGAATCGAGCGTCGCCAGCTTGAACGTGCTCGGCGCGGCTTTGATGACTGCGGCCAGGTCGGTGACCAGATCGCTTTTGGCGATGGATCGCACGCCGTTGGCGCCGTCCACCACGAAGCGCTCGGCGCTGTCCACGGTGCCGATGTTCGGCGCGTCTTTGAGACGGAAAGTTCCCATAGTGTTTTTTTTAGTGCAGGCGCAGGCGCCTGCCGGTTTGGTCAACAAGAAACTCGCCGCTTTCGTTCACGGCGAACCGCAGCGTTTTTAGGATGCGCCACCACCAGGTCATTTCGGTAAAGCAAGTTTCGCGGCCTCTTCCATCTTGCGCGTCAGATACTTTTCGGTGTCGGCGTTCACACTCGCGAGCGCCTTCGTGATGAGACCGTAACGGCTACCCACAGCCGCAATTCCCGGGGTCTTGGCCTCGAGCGTGTAGGCGCCGTCGCGCAGCACGATGTCGAGCGCCCGCTTGTGGTAGTTGCCGGAAAGGCGCGAGCGATTCGCGACCAGCTTCTTTTCGCCGCCGCTGTGCTGCCAGCGGTGGACGAGGAAGGTCGCGCCGAGCGCGCCAACGCCGTGTTGTCGCCGGGCAATTTCTTGCCAGACGAGTTGCTGCCACGATGTGAGGGGGCGCCCGCGTTTGTCGGTGGCCGGAAGTTCCTTGCCCGAAGCCGCGAGGAAACGGGAGGAAACAGACTTGAGCCGGACGAGAGTCCCTTCGCCTGCTCTCACGCGTCTCTTGAATTCGCGCCAGGCGACGCCCCGGCCACCCTTCCAGCGCTGCCGGAAAAACTCGCGCGCCAGTTGGATGCGCAGGTCTTCGCCTTTCTTGCGCACGACTTCATCCGCGGCGCGCCCCGAGAGCGCGACGTAAGCCTGCAAGTTGCGGTTGAGGCGCTCGACTTCGCTGGCGTCAATCTGGATCATCGGTCGGTCGAGCAAAGGCACTGCCACGAGTGCCCAATGAAATCACTGCGCGTGATGCGCAGCTTGAAGCCGTTGCTGTCGGTGATGATTTCGCCGGGGCGCGGCGCGGTCACTTGGCTGAGCATGAGCCACACCGTAACGCCTTCGGTTGGGGATGCGTCCACGCGCCCTGGAATGGGGGCGGGCCGCGTGAGGCGATCCACCAGTGCCGACACCGACGCGCCGCGAAACGAGGCTGTTTCGCCGCGTGTCTGGAGCAACGCGTTCAACGCTTGCGCGTCGAGGGGCGACGGTGTCGGCATGGCTGGGGCGGTTAGGCGGCGCCCTTGATGGCGCCGAGAGCGACGAGGTCGGTGCGGAGCTTGTTCACCAACACGATCAGAGCGGCGATGTCCACGGTGGCCGCGTTGAGGTTGGCCACGATCGCATCGGCTTGAGCTTGAGCATAACCATAGGGGCTGCTGTTGGTGGCTGCTGTCGTCGCGACAGCCACGCCGGTCTGCGTGACGGCCGCTTGCGAAGCACCCGTGGCTTGGACCACGGGCGTGACGCCGTAGAGACCAAGCTTGTCGGTCGTGGCGCGGCCCAAGTGCGTGCCGGTCACGTCTTTTTTGATCGGTGTTCCGTCGGACATATGGGAGGGATGCGTTGAGCCCAAGCCCGGCGCCACATGAGCAGCGCCGGGCCTGGTCAGGGTTAGGCGCTGAGGATGCGGACGAGCGCGGCACCGTCGAGGGCCTTCTGGCCCCAGAGGCATTCGGTCACATAGTGGACCTTGCCGGCCAACGGCTGCGGGATGACGCGGACGCCCAGGGTGATGCCCGATTCATCATCGGAGACCATGCCGGCGTCGATGAGGCCATCGGTGCTTTGCGGCGCGAGATAGCGGATCGCGGCCGCGAGTGCCTGGCGGGAACAAACGAAGCCCGTGAGATTCTCCGAGTTGCCCGGGACGAAGTTGCACTCGAAGATGTTGTTGAACCCGAACAGACGCGGGACTTTTCCATCCTGCACGGCCTGCGGACTGCCCAGGGCGCCCGCGTTGAGGGTCGTGTCCTTGAGCAAGGCCACGTAGTAGTCCGGCCCGAGGACAATCGCGGCGTCGCCGGCCGGGATGCCTTTCTTGACGGACTTGCCGCGCAGGTCCGCGATGGACTCGGCGTTGAAGGCGGTCGAGGCAACCACCAGCTTGTCGCCGGCGGCGTTGCCGAAGGCGGCGGCGGTGATGGTGCTCATGACCCCGGTGAGGACTTGCTTGGCGACGGCCTTGGCTTCCTGCTGGCCCAGGTTGGTGAAGTAGTCGGCCGGGCTCTCGGCAACCTCACGATCCGTCATCGCGACGGAGGAGAAGTAGTGCTGGTCGATCGACACGTCCACGCCCGTGATGGTCTTGTCCGCAGCGCTGTAATCGCCGCTGAACGAGGCGGCGGTGAGGGTCGGAAAGACCGGCACGCGCACGGTGTCGCCGCGGCGCTTCGCCTCGGACTCGAACGAGGTCGAGATCGCGGCGAGCGGCAGGAGTATGTCGTTGAACTTGCGGATGGCGGCATCAGCGAAGATGCGCGCCTGCATGTTAGTGAGTGTGTTAGCCATATTGGTGCGTTAGTTGAGGCTTTGCTTGAAAGTTGGCTAGCGGACCGCGGCCTTCTGTTGGGCACGCGCGGCGCGCAGGAGTTCGTTGGCGTGATCGCGGAGGAAATCCGCCTTGGCCTTCCCATCGGCCATCGCGTTGTACTGCGCCAGGATGTCGCCTTGCGCCGCTGACGAGCCGGACGGGATCGGCGGCGAACCCGCGGCGGGTCTGATCTCGGGCATTCCGTTGAGCATGGCCTTTGCGCCATCGAGGTCACGCAGGCACGCCTCGACCCACTTGGCCTTGAGGCCGGCGTCGTCCTTGATCTTGCCCGCGGCCACTGCCGCGTTGACGATGGCGTCGGCCTGTTGCCGGCGCTGCGTCTCGATGGTGTCGGTGAGCTTCTTGTTTTCGGTGGTGAGGGCGGCTTCGTCTTCGAGACGACGCTTCCAGGACGCCGCGAAAATCTCGGCGGCCTCAGCGTCTTCGAGTTTTGTGGAGGGAATAAGCTTCGCCTCCACCAGAGCCTTTAGGAGCTTTTCCATAGGTACTGTTGGTGACTTGGAGGTTGATCCCTCCGGTTGTTGAGAGCCGGCGCCGCACCCGGCGGGTGCGTTTTTGAACCGGCTCAAATCGTAGTTGGCGACCTGCACGGGCTCGCTGATCTCGTCGATCAGGCCCCAGGCTTGTGCGTCATCGGCGGTCATCCAGGTCTCGGCATCCATCGCCTTGCGGCATTCCTCGAGGGTTTTGCCCGTCTTGGCGCTATAGACGCCGGCGATCTGGTCGCGAATCTTGTCCAGGACAGACGCCATCGAGCGCATGTCTTCGGAGTCGCCGACGACAGCGCCAGCCGGATCATGCATCATGACGAGGGCGTTCTTGCTCGCGCGGGTCTTGGAGCCGGCCAGCGCAATGACGCTGGCGATGCTGGCGGCGAGGCCGTCCACCTGACAGGTGACGTGCTCCTTGCGAGACGCGAGCAGCGAATGCACCGCGAGCCCGTCGAAGACGTTTCCGCCCGGGGAATTGATCCGCACGGTGATCTTGGACGACGCGGGGACTTCCTTGAGTTGCGCGGCGAAATCGCGCGCGCTGATGCCCCAGCCCCCGATTTCGTCGAACAGGTAGAGTTCGACGTTCGGCGCGGCCTTGTTGGCGATGTTGAACCAGGTGCGCGCTTTCATGGCTGGGGGTCGGGGTTGACCGCGCGGACGGCCAGTTCGCTCGGATCGAGCAGCGCGATCTCGGCGCGCTCGACCTTGTAACGCCGGGCAAGTTCGTTGATGGCCGCCGCCTCGATGGCCTTCTGTTCGGTCTGCTCGCGCCAGTCGAGGCCGAAGCGCGCCCAGTATTCGCGGCGGGTGAGCAGGCCCGCCTTGACATCCTCGCGGTCGGCCTGGCTGTCGCGGCCAGCGTCAACGGTCAGGTCCGGCGGCAGGTGCCATTCGCACCGCTGCCATTCGAGGGGCGCGTTCGCGACCATGCCCTTGTCGATGGCCCAGCTCAGCGCGTATTCGTAAATCGCCTGAGCCTTGCGCACGAGCATGGCCTGGTGGCGCGCGATGGTGCGCCGGGCTTGGGCCACGTCCTTGCGCGTGTCGGCCCCGCCCACCTTGAGGTCAAGGAGCACGTTGGCCGAAATGCCCGAGGGGCGGCAGACCGTCTTGTCAAGGAAATCCATGAATCCCGCCCAGGCGTTCGACGGACGGTTGCTCTCGACGATCTGGTAGCGGTCCTCGGGCATGAGGACTTTGGTTTCGGTGCCGGTGACCTGCTTGTAGTATTCGACCCTCTGCGTGCCGTCGTTGAGCGTCCGGACGCTCTTGCCGATGCCGAAGGCGGTCGGGTTTTCTTCGGGATTCTGCTGGGAGTAGATGACATCGACCTGGCTCGACGCCTTTTTGACCGCCGCTTTCTCGAGGGCCAGGATGTCGTCAACATCCTCGAACTCATGGATGGCGCTGGCGAACATGCTCATGCCGCGGGCCTGGTGGGCGCGGGTCGGCAACATGCAGAGGACGAGCGATGACGCCGGCACGGTGGTGGTGCTGGTCGAGTTGTCGGCGGCGGTGGTCGTGATGGTGTAGCCGAGGGGTCTGCCGAGGGGGTCGAGGGTGACGCCGTCGAAGTCGGGCTTGGGGCTGTCCCCCGCGAGCCGATGGGACTCGATGATTTGGAGCTTCGGCGTGTTGTCGTCGCCCCAGGTGAGGAGGATGCCGCAATCGCCGTCGATGACCGGACCGCGCCGGTAGGCGAGCCAGAGCAGGCCGCCGAAGTCGAGCGCCCCCGTCAACTCACAGGCGCCTGACCATTGGCGCCAGAATTCCGCCGCCGCGGCGTTGAAGCGCTTGCTCGAAGTGGCCGGGGTGGGGGTGATGCCGGTCGAGACGACGAGGTCGGCGAGGCGGGTCGCGAGGCCGTCAAAGGTCGGGCTGTTGGCCTCGAGATAGCGGGCCTTGCTCGCAATGCGGGAGCGTGACCAGCGCGAGATGTCCTGACGAGCATCGACGTAGGATGTGAGTGGCTGCGAGCGGGCAGGCGTCCACCGGGCCGCCTCGTAGTAGGCGCGCACAGCGTCGATTTGCCGCGCCGGGCGGCCGTCCGGGCCGAGGATGAGAGATGCGCCGCTCATTTCGTGAGGTCGGCGAATTCGTGTCCGTAGGCCGGGATGCTGACCAGGTCCGCGAGCATCTTGGCGTAGATTTGCGCATCGGTCGGAGACCCGCCAAGGGTGGACTTGGCGTCATCGTAGCGCCGCAGCATCTCGCCGCAGAGGGACGCCATTTGGGCGGGGGTTGAACCCGCGGCGCCCGGGTTGGAGAAGCCAACGCTGAGACCGTTGCCCGCCGTGGTGGCGACGATCTGCCCGGTCTCGGTGGCGGCGATCCGGGCATCACCCTCAGTCTGAAGCTGGGTGAGCAGCGAGACGCCCGAAGCGACCGCGCGGCGGTATTGCCGCCCGAGCCACATGCGCCGGTAATCGAAAGAGGCCGCTGCCACGCCTCAAGCTTCGGGCACGTTTTCGGGTTTTGTCCATAGTCCGTATTGTTCCGTATTGTTCCGTATTGTTCCGTATTGTTCCGCGAGCCCGACTTGTAGAACGGGAGGCCCCGCTTGTGGAAAGTCCGAACCGTGTTGGCACACAGGTCCACCACTTCCTTTGATTTCGTGAGGCGGAAGAGATCGAAGCTTCCGCCATTGCCCTGTTGGGCCGTGCGCCCGGCATGGGGAAGCCTTGGCGCGTCATGGCATAACGTTGACCATGCGCCGTGAAAACACGGACAATTTAAAAGCCGATTTGTCCGAATTATCGGCGAGGGCGGCGCGGGGCTCCATCCTTCATGGGTCTGAGTCGCAGGAACGGGGCTCGGGGTGGGTCGCCAGCCATCTGCGGGCCTCGGCCAAAGTGGCCCGTGCGCCCGGCATGGGGAAGCCTTGGCGTCTCATGGCGTAGATGTAGGTCCGGCTCCGGTTGAGTCGCTCGGCCAGCGTTTTGCAATCGAGCAACTGATCTTCCTCAGGTGGCTGGGGCTCGTTCATCGGGGGTTGCGTCGGTTTCGGCGTCACTGTCGGCGAGGAGGGGCAGAATCCGCAAATAGAGCGCGACGGCGACCTGCATGGCCTCGCAGTCGAGCAGGTGGTTCGGCCAGTGCCGCGAGCGGCGAACCCATTCCCATGAGGCGCGGCCTGTGCGCGCGTTGAACCGGCGCGTCTTGTATTCGCCGTCCAGATGCCGAAAGTAGTCCTCAGACGCCCAACGCTCGGGCACTTCCCAGGCCACGGGCGACCGTCCCCCGTCGCGCAACCGGGCCAGCACGTCCTTGACCGAGGGGTTGCTCCACCTTAGTTCGCTGATCCGGGTGGCGCCCTGTGCCGAAGTCCCGAGCAGAGGATCGAATTGCCGCACAACATAGGGCCGTAGCACCATAGTCCCGCGGCGGCCATGATGTGGCCAGGATTCGCGCGCGTCACCGCGGACCGCGAACCACCCCCAGCGCGCACAGTCGCGATAGACCGCCGTGGCCTCGAAACCTGAATCGACGCCGCACAGGTCCGGCGCCACCTCGAGGCGTTGTTGGGTCAAGCGCAGATCGTCGAGGGTCCCGAGCCTGCCCCACTCGACGAGCCGCGAGACCCCGCCAGGGGCCCACTCGCGGCACACGAACCAGAGATGGTCGCGCTGCACGTCGCAGGTGATGATCCGCACGGCTTTCGTCAGGGGGTCCGCCGCGGTGACGATGCGCTCGGAGCGCCGAGCGCTCGCCCCCCCCTCCCATTGGGCCATGTCGGGCTCGGCGAGTGTACCGCAAATGTAGCCGCGCAGGCCCTCGACGCTCTCCTGAGCCCGCAGGAAATCGACGGCCAGCCGACCCCAAGTGGTCTTGCGCCAGGGGGCGTAAAAGGCAGGCAAATGGTAGCTGCGCACACCGGTCGCGGCCTGCGAGTTGGTCGGTTGCCAACGCCCGGCGCGCAGCATCGCGGTTTTCTGGCGCTCTTCAATCCGGCCTTGGCAATGCGGGCAAACGAAGTGCGCGCTTAGATCGACCACCCGGTAATCCCAGCCGTCTGGTCCTTTGGCTCCCGGGTCCCAGGTCAGCTTCGCCTCGCAGCCGAGGCGGGGCAACGCCGATTTGTCGGGGTTGAGGCACAAGATCACGTCCTTGCCGCACACAGGGCAGGGCACGAAGAAGCGGCGTTGGTCGCCATCGAGGAATGCCTGCCAGATCGCGCCGTCCGGCGTGCTCGGGGTGCTGGTCTTCACGACCTTCGGGCTGGCGAAAGTGCGCGTCCTCAGTTCGGCTAACTCAAGCGCGCCGGCCTCGGTGCCGGTGGCGTGTGGGAATTTGTCGGTCTCATCCATCACGAGGAGTCGGGCGGGCCGGCTGGCGAGGTTCGCGGGCGAGTTGCTCCCGATGAGGTTGAGCACCGCCGACTGGAACGCCATTTCGGTCTTTTTCCAGCGGTGCCGGTCGGTGGTCCTGGTCGCCCATAGCTCAGCGCAACTCTGCATGAACGGTTGCAACCGGTTTTCACTGAAGCTCTGCGCGAGGTCCTTGTTGGGCATCACCCACATCGTCGGCGACGGTTGGTTGCGCAACCACCAGCATACCCCAGCCATCAACGTCATGGTCTTGCTCGTTTGCGCCCCCCAGCAGAGGACAAGTGTCTCCACGTAGGGGTCGGCGAAACTGTTCAGCGGTTCGGTCACGTAGGGGGTCATTGCGGCCGAGTAGCGCCCAGGCACGTCCGTCTGGATGCTCGTCAGGCTCAGTGCCGCCTGGCACCACTCGACTACCGAGAGCATCGGTGGCCAATCGAGCAGCGCGAGGAAGGCGGCAAGGATGCGCTGTTTCATGGCCCGAACCTCTCCTGGATGGCCGCGCAAACCTCGCGGCAGTGCTGGTCGATGACTTCCCGCGCCAGGGGCGGGTCCGAGGGGTTGCACTTCCCGCACAGCCGGGCGCCCATGTCCTTGATGGCCGCCGCGATCGCCCGGCAAGGCTCGATCAGCACGGCCTTCGCTGTCTCGAAGTCGATCAGGTCGCCCGTCTCTTTCCGGCGTTCCAGCTCGAGCAAGTCCGCCTCGGCCCGGGTCTTGCGCACCCGCTCGGCCTTGAGGTCCCCGGCCAAGGCACCGTGCACTTCGATGGTGGTGAAGCGGGCACCCTTCTTGATCACGTGGCCGCGCTCACGGAGTGCCCGGATAAGGGTCTCCCGGGTCGTCCCGAACTCGGAGGCCGCCCGCCAGACCGTCCATTGAGCCTTGGGTTTCATGTTAGGGTCAGATCACTTTTGGGGGTTTTACAGGCAAACGGCGCGAGTCCACGGACCCTACTTTCGGGGTGGGGTTGGAATAGATTCCTTACCCCCGGGTGGGGTGCGATCTTTCTCCTCTCGGGTACCGTGACGCTTTGCGGACCGTTTGCGGGACGCTTTGCGAAAACATGGCTGCCGGAGAGCGCGAGGCTCTCTCTCTGTACAGAGAGCCTC